AAAGACTTACCTTAGACGTTAGTCTTGTTAGATACAGGAATCAGTTAATTCCTATACCCTTCAAGGGTGGTTTCTTAGAATAATACATCATCCTATCGAATATCCAATACACTTTACCTAACCTAAATGATCTTTGGACCATTGGGCGTTCAGCTGTATGAGGTACCGTAGGACGATGAAACCATGCAGTTATCGGATCATCCTTCATCAAGTTTAATAAGAACGAAGTACTAGTCCGCAACCATGAACGAATCCATGGGCGGCCTATAAGTACTTCTTCGACAATGTCTTCTTCTTGCTCTGTCGGAATTCCTTCAGGCTCAAAGGAGAATTGCCACTTATCTAATAACTCTTGATGAACTCTCGCGGACTCTTGGCGACCTAAAGGTCTTGAAGAGTATAAAGAACACCACCAATAAAATGGCAGTGGGAAAGGACCGCTGGGTGATACAAGCATTAGATTAAAACGTTTCCAGCGCCCCTTCATTGGAAGGAGGTAGGAAGGTAACACTCTATAACTTGCACCAAACCACCGATACGGCTCTAAACGAGACACATATCGGAAGCTAGACAATCTAGTTACTAATGAAGCGGTGGTTGAGCGTCTCATCACATATACCTCTTTAAAGGATATGGGACTGACGTCGACACCCCTCCAAAGGAATCGTTTCGCAAACTCACAAGATCCATTATTAGAAATAATAGATTTGTGAGGCGAAATTTTGACTCCTTGCAACATAATTATCTCCTCATACAGTTTAGCAGTAGCTTTATGGCCAATGACTACGTCATCACCCAATATAGCGTAATCGCCAAACCATTTAGTCCGTGATAACCCCGCTCTTTGAGCACTGTATTGTACGATAGCATGGTGAGCCAAGGTGAACGCTGGCCAAGACGAGTAAGCCCCTAAGGGCTGACCTATCTTGAACCTAATTTCGACTTTCCTTTTGAGAAATGGAACCTCAAAAGGAAGCTCCATTAAGTCGTGCCATATGAGAGCGATATGAGGGCCCATAAATCCTCGCAT